GTGATGTTCATTCATTAATTCTCTTCTTTCTTTTTGCTTGCAGACAGCATTATCATTGCACCACCTGCTAATACAACAACAAAGTATGGTATAGTTGTCAATAAGATACCAGTAGGGATTACACCTGTCTTACTATTTGTAAAACCTGTCTTGACATCAAGGTTATTCATTGTACCAGTTTGTTCACCTGTGTAAGAGTCTTCCTCTGTTTCACCTGTAATACCCTTTGTAGATACATAATCTTCTGCATCCTCTGTTAATTCATATTTAACACCCTTAGCAAGACCCTTCACAGTAACAAAAGTGTTATTAGTCATCTTAAATGTTCTAGTAGCATTACCGTGTTCATCTGTTACTAAAACTGTCTTTGTACCTACTTCTGGTTCATCTTGTACTTCACTACGATTACCACTATACTCAATGGTATACTTACTACCTGGACTAGCGTTTGTAATCTTTAATGTGAATGTAAATTCTTTGAACTTATTACCCTGATTACCTGTAATCTTCTTACCAAAGATTAAATCAGCAGATTCAAATGTGTTTACAAATCCTGTTACCTTATCCTCTAATTTGTATGGTGCATCACCATCAACTTGTGGATTTAGTTTAATATCTGTTGCATTTGAGTGTAATACATAACCACTAACTGCTAATGTACCATCTTTATCTATAACAAATACATCCATTATTTTATCTGTATCATTTGTAACACCGGTATTTGTCCCTGTTTCTGAAATAATATATCTATAAATTCCAGGTTCTGTGAAATTACATCCTGAAAAGTCAATCGTACCAGTTTTCTTAACAAATTGCTTTCCTGTAGGAACTTCTCCAATTGAGCCAATTTCGCCCTCTGTTGCGACATTTGCTGTATCGTCAGCATTAAATGTAATGTCCTCAATTGTAGGTGTACCAACACCTGCTAAAATCCTTGCATGTGTCTTATCTCCTGCCTTAGCAGTACCTGCCTTAACAGTAAATGAGAATGTTGCATTAGGTACTTGAATACCCTTATCCATGACAAAGTACTTCTCAAACTCTGCCTCTGTTCCATCAATTCCAACATAATTTGAACTTGATGTACCAATTGCGTGTACCTGTGAAATAGCCCCAGACAACACTAATGCAGTAATTGCAAAACTACCCACTAAATTCTTAATTTTCATATCTTTTCTTTCTCCTTAATTTTAATGCTAAAATACTTATTAAACCAATACCAATCAGAATTGTACCATTATTAAGTAAAATTCCTGTTGGTATTAACCCATCTTTTTTATTTGTAAACACCACTACTTGTTTCTGGTCAGGTGTCCTAAACAACCAACTTGTCTTACCCTCTGCGGTTTGAATATAATCTTCTTCATCTTCTGAAACAGTGTAAGAAGAACCAATAGGCAAGTCAGTAATACGTACTACTTGATTATGTCCTAAAGGTAGAGTTGTAGTACCACTTCCACTACTATCAGTTACTAATTGATATTCCTCACCAAGATTATAGGTCATATTAGGGATAGCTCTCTTTACAGAAATTGTAACATTGAACTTCTGAAAAACACTTGCTTGATTTCCTTTTATAACTTTCTTTATCTCTAAGGTATTTGTAGCGAGTTTTCCGTAATATTCAAACTCTTTTACCTCATCGCCAATAACGTAACTAGCAATCTCTAGTTCCCCATTATTATCAACAACATACACATATAAATACTCGTACTCGTTGTCTGTTAGATGATAGACTGTATCCCTCTCTAGTGTATTATATGAAGTAAAATAGCCATGAATGGCATATTTATATATCGCAGGTCTATTGAACCTTAAACCACTTAAATTAACGCTTACATTAGTTGTACCAGTATTTCGTAATTCATCACTAACAGGTGTAGAGTAGGAAACACTTCCAACGCCAGTTTCAAACTCAGAATCTTCCTCACCTTGTATGTCTAACACAAAATGCGAATTGTCAAATATACTTCTCTCATGTTTATTTGTATCAACAAGATGAAGTGTTACATCTATTACACCGCCAGTTATCTCTTTGTATCCACTACTTGCACTCACCTTAATTGGAAATAAACAGGCAAATAATAAACCTAAGATAATCTTTCTCACTAAAACCCACGTCTCCTAATCAGAAAGAATATCTTACCTGTAATATCTCTTTCTTGTATCGTGCCAAACGTCCTACTATCCCCTAAATCTTCTCTATAATCATTCAGTACAAACAATTCACCTTTACTAACCTTTATAGGAAAAGAAACATCCCCTTTTTGAAGAAGTGTGTTTGTTGTACTTAATACTTGTTGTCCATCGACTGTTAAAATCCCCTTATCGGTAATATTAACTTCTTGATTTTCTCGTGCAATAACTCTATACATAGTGTCATTGTATAGAACTATATCATCTATGTGTGTATGTTTATCACATTTCTCTATAAAACATAAATCCCCATCACGTATTGACGGAAACATATTATTGTTGTAGTATATAAACATACTTCCGATATAGGTATGTATTAGAAATAGTGTGATTACAATGAGTACTATCTTTTTTATCAATCTTATCATAAGTTCCTTCCTAAAAATGAAAGGGAAAAAGCACTACTTTTACATAGTACTGATTCCCTATAAAATTTTCTTAAACTTGTTGCAAAACTCTATTGACACATTACATATCTTATACTATACTAAGGGTACAAGTTAATTAACAACCACT